CATAATTTCATCCTCAAATAATGGTAGAGCTTCTTCAAATGGCTTTGTAAAAAACATTGTGGCTCTAATACCTTTTTTAAATATGCTATTTGCTATTGCAAAACTTAACGACCGTCTTGTAATAAACCTTCCTGTTTTTTTATTTCTACCTTGTATGCTTGACAGCTTACTCCAGTTTTCAAACACAGAAGCTGGAGGTTTTGAATTTCTGTATCTGAATGGGCTAGTTGAACTTTCAGGATAAGTAGACTTAGCTCCTTTTACCCCTTGATCTAAATACTCTCCATATTTTAAACCTCTGAAAGTTACTTTACCTTTGTTTATTTTATAGTCTAAAGTTTTTGACAATGCTCCAGATTTATTATAACTGCCAAACTTCCCTCCTTTAGAAAGGTTTTGCTGAGACTTCTTAATAACAAAATCTGCATACTTTTTTAATGCTTTTTCAAATTCACTCATTAGCAGTAAGTCATTTCAGTTTTACCTATTATGTCAAATGTTATAGCCCAGCCACAAAGATTATTCTCAAACCTTTCATTGAAAGGCTCACAGCTTGCTGTAGAAGCCAACTCAAATTCATTCTTATATATACTAGCTTTTTGTAACACTCTTATAACCCTTGTTGCTAGTGCTATCTGTGTGTTTAACACATCCTGCGTGTTGTCATTGCCTAAGAATAAACTTGTATCTGCTTTTTTGCTTACGTCTACTAAGTCCATTAAAAACAAGGTTACATTAAAGCTGATGTTATTGTCATTAATTGTAGCACTATTAACCAATATGTGAGCTAAAGGGAATATGCTTTGTTTCTTAAGGTCTATGTCTGCAATGTCACCAAAGCTCACATTGCTGTTAAATGGTTCTTCGTTTACTACCTTCTTAATGGTGTCTATAATGTTATAAAAGCTTTTCATATTTGTTTTATATATATTGGTGCATGCTCGCCTAGTTCTTCTTCTATGAACTCATCAAGCCAGTCAAGAGCCTCGTCAAATTCTGCATTGTCCCTTCTAATGATTACATCTAAGCACTTCCAATAGTCATAAATAACTCTCTTAGGCTTTTGTGCTGATATACCCATGAATGCAGGCTCAAAGCCATCTGCTAAAATGATATACTCATCTTTGTCAAGTATCTCTCTTTCCATCAGTTCTTTTAGTATATCTGATCTTTTCATCTCTTTGTTTTTGCTTTGAGCATATGCTCTTGTAATTCTGCTTTGTCTTTTTCAAATGCCAACTGCTGTAAGCACCTGTGTAATTTCTGTTTAGTTATTTCATCAAACCTTAAAATGTTACCTTCTGCAAGTCCATAAAGGGAGCTGTACCAACCCCATTTTTTAGAAAAGCCCTCAGCTCTTGAGAAACTTTGATCTCCGTTTGATTCGCTAAAAAGTTCAGGATATGTTTCTCCAATTCGTTCCTTAAATGATAAAAAAAAACAAGTGAGCCAAATACCACATCTAAAGGCATGCACTTCAAATCATATTTCTCAGCACTCTCATAATCTTCAATCAAATACTTATCCTTTCGCTTTAGTGTAATAGGTCGAAATAAAACAGCCATTGCCTTATGCATTAGCTGCCAATCTTGAAGATATGTGTCAAGGTCTACATATTCACCGAAACTAATGTCATCGAGTTTTGGCACGAATGCAAATTCCTTACCACCATAATCAAACCTGTCAATGAACTTGGGTTCTTCTTTAAAGATGTTTGAGATGTCTGCCACTAGCCTATCTATTTCACTTGCTTTAATTAACATCACTTGTTTTAATGTTAAACCGCAGAAAATCTCAATTATCTTTTGCTGAAGGAAGGTGTCTAACTCCTTACCTTCTGAGACTTTAAGCCAATCCTGGTATTGACCTAAAGTCATCTCGCTTAGCTTCTCGGGGATGTTTAGCTTGATCTTCATATTAGTAATCCGTTAAAATGCTTGAATTGATATACACGTTTTTAATATAAATAGTAGTTTCCTCTGTTGGGGTTTTCTAATACCATCATTATGCAATACCTAGCTGCATCAATAGCATGATCTCCTGTCATGGGGTTAGGCTTCTGCAAAGTGTTGCCTTGTTTGTCTTTAAGCCATATGTAGCCTTCTAATTCTTTTTTTAGGTTTTTGCTTCTTCTAGTGACAAATACTTCATTCTGATTGATAAGATTAATACCATAGACCACAGAGTCTCTGCCCTTAGTAACCGGGAATATATCATGGCCGTATTGTCTTATCTCAGCTATTGACTTAGGCTCTGCTGAGTCTGCATAGATATAGCCCTCTATATTATTGTTTTTGATGTAGTTTGAAATGTCTCTATTTAGCATGCCTGTTTTATAGAGTACCTCGTCAAAGATGTAGCTGTCATTGTATTTGTATAGTGAGACTATACTCGTACTGTCTACAGAGTAGCCAAAGTCCATGCCATGTGCTAGGAGTCTGGCTTCTACAGGCACAACATCTATCTCTTTCCAGTCTGGAATGCAAGCACCTTCTAAACTTCCTATTTGTCCGTCTAGATATACTTTACACCAATTAGCCCAGTATGAAGATGTCTTGGCTTTATCTCTTGCCTTTTCAAGTTCTTTAACTATTGAATGAGGAAGTGCTTCATTGTCTTTATATGTTAGTGTGATAAAGTCTGTGTCTGGTTGGTCTACAAGTTCTTTGTCAACCCAGAATAAAGAAGTTGGGTTATAATCAAGCCACACCGTTTCAGAAGTTCTAATGGCTAATTCTTGATAGCTACTAAATGGAACATTATTACACTCATTGATATAGAGGTCTGTTCTTCTAGCTCCCCTTAGTTTGTCAGGTTGATCAGTTGAAAAGAACTCTATATAAGATCCTGACACAAACTCATATTTTAAAGTGCTTCTATTAAACTGTTTTTCTTTATACCTGTTTACACCTCTCATGATACTGAGAAAGTCTTTTAATGCTCCTCTTCTTAAGTGTGGTATGGATTCAGCTACAACACTAATCTCCTTATTTTTATTTCTTATAGCATAGTCTATGAGAATGCATAAAATGGCAATAGTCTTGCCAGCAGATGAACCTCCTCTTATGATCTTAGTCCTTTGCTTTAATTCTCTAAGCTTGTTTACTGCTGTGGTTCTGCTAGGTGTCATTTAGTCAATAAACAATGGCAGTTCTTCGTTTATAGTGATGTCCTTTGTTTCTTTTGGCTTGCCATAGTAATAACTCATATAAAGCTGCACAAATTGATACTGGCCTTTTTCTAACCCTTTCTTTAAAGCATCCATAGCTAGATCATGAAGCGGAGTTAGTTTTTCTATTAACTCTAGTTCTTCTGCTTTAGGCTTTCTGCCTGCGCCTTCTCGCTTTCCTCCATGTTTACCCATTTTGATATAAATTGATTATTCAAATAATATTCCCTCATTTGGAAGTGGTACATCTACATTGAACCACTCCTTTAAAAACTGTCTACATTTCTCATGATATACCTCTTGCTCTTTGGTAGAATTTTCAGTTGAAGATTTAGGAGTTTTAACTATCTCTCCTGTTTTGTCATTAACCTTTTCATTGTATAGAAACATGGTTTTAAACATCTCATGAGCTTCGTCTGAGTTCCATATCTCACCCCATTCATCTTCTACTGCTGTAATAGTCATAGGAATAATCACACCGAAGTAATATCCATTTTGTTGGTTGCTTCTATATTGTGATTGTTTCTTCATTGTTATGTCTATTGTTTTACCTTCAAAGTATTTAACTGCTTTTGCAATTCTATCTGTATTTTTAGTAAACTTCCCATTCTTTACATCAGTTGTAATTGTGATAGCTTTCATGTTTTGAAATGTAGTCTATAGGTTCTTCTTCTTTGTCTTGTTTAGATAGGTACTGCTGTAATTTATTCCTGGTGTTCTTGTTCACTTTCTTCATAAGCATCAAATAGTTGTTTTACTTGGTTATATAAATCCTTCACGCACGAACTGCATGAAGAAGTTTGTTTGTTCTTTTTAAATACTCTATTGTAAATCTCTAGAAGCTTGTGCTGTTCGTCTCTGGCTATAACATTTCTAAATGTGTTAAAATATCCTTTGCACCACATGTACTCGTCTTCTGTGAGGCATTCATGTGTTTTATAAGGTAGCTTCTCGTTAAGCCATTGTCTTCGTTCTTCACATCCACATGAATCTCCAAATACCCACTTGACAGCTTTTGCAATTCCTGTCTTGGTTGTGATCTTATGGATGGTATCTCCTACTCCTTTACTTTTCATTTTCTAATTGTTTTTTTATTTCTTCTTTACATGCTTTGACTGTTTTAAATACAGTCTTATAGCTGATCTTAGTTGCATCAGATAGTTTCCTTATTGATTGGAAGTCTTTAGCATATAGCTTAAACATCTTCTTGTGAAACCATTGGAAGCTGTCTACCACGTTATCTATCTTCTCATAGAACTCAGCATCACTCTCTGAGGCTTTGTCCTCTATATCCATTGTAATAGGATAGCTAGGCTTTTCTTTTCTATAAATATTAACAGTCAAATCGTGTAAGGTTGTGTAGACAATACCATAGTGTGGTTTCCCCTCTATAATTATATCCGCAGCTTTTAACTTTTTTTCCTTTAATTTTTCATAAATTTTTAAATACATATCTTGGACCACATCTTCTGCGGTCTTAATTCTATATTGAGGAAGCATCTTTTCTGCCATCATTAGCCATGTAGTATGTTTCCTATATAGTTTACTCAGCACTTCATCATTGTTCACCTCACTAATATTAATTTGGTTATCTCAGGGTTCTCTCCTTCAATTTGTCCAGCGTACAGTAGTGCTTCGGTTAGTTTCCACTTTACTCTAAAGAGATCAGTAGAAAAGCCTTTGACTTCTATAAGTTCAATGGTGTTATTAGTTAGGGTGACTTTAAAATCTATATAGTAGTTGCAAATGAGTTTATCATTTACATACAGGGGGAGCTTGTGTTGGGGTTTTATTTCTTTTACTTCGCCAGCTAGTTTACGAAGTTCTAATTGTTGAGCGTAAGCGGCTTCTTTTTTAGAATGGTATGTACGTCCGTTAAACGTCTGCTTAACAGCCTTGTACTTATTTCCGCGATTTTGATATTGTTTCGAGTATGCCACAACATAAAGTCGTGACCATGCGGAATAAAATTACAAATTCATATAAGCTAAAGTGTTAAAATACTTTTTTTACTTTTCAACACTTAGTTTTTAATTATTTGTAAGATTCTACAGATGCATATACCTAAGAAAAAAGCCGCAGCATGTGAAATGAATATCCAGAAGTAAAGCATTTCCATTAAAATATTGTTAATTGTTGTTTATGTTGTTCTATTCTTTTTACAGCAGCATTGTAGTATTCTGTATCAAGTTCACAAGCAGTTAAATCATAACCTAAATTATGGCAAGCAATAGCTATTGAGCCACTACCTAAATGTGTATCTAAAATTTTATCTCCTTCTTTTGCGTAGTTTATTAAAAGCCATTCATAGAGCTTTACTGGTTTTTGTGTAGGGTGTATTCTTGTACCTTTAACCCTCATACTTGGAAAGGAAAAAAAAGAACTTTTTTTCTGTATTGATTGAAAAGCAAACTCTCCTGCGCTAAAATTGTTTTCGCCCATTTGTTTATCCCAAAATATCCATCCATTTCCGTTAGGTATGTATGAACAAAAATAATTTGATCCCCAAATTATCTGATTTTTTGAAATTCTAAACAGTTCTTTAAAGTATTCTTTTTTAGGTATCTCTCTATCCCATTCAGATTGTTTATACTGAAATTCCCCAGCTCTTTTATAACTGTTTGGTCTGCTAGGTTTTACCCTTACTTTTTGGTTATCCATATTAATTCCATAAGGAGGATCTACTATAGAAAGGTCGAAGTAGTTATCTTCATATCTTGCCATTAGTTCCATATTATCTTCATTTGTTATTTTCATTAGAAAGGTAGGTCAGCTTCTTCACCTACAGGGATAACTTTTTGTTTATTAGGTTGGTCTAGTTTGACTATTCTCCAACAGTCTACACTTGTAAAATGTTTTACTATTCCTTTGGAGTCAGTCCATTCTTTAGAACTTGCATTGATGTAAAACTCATATACTTTATCTACTTCTAGCTTTTGAACTAGGTCTACATTGTCCTGGTGAAATTCTATACATAGAGCAGACTTGTAATTCTTATTCTGGTCTATGATCACTTCACATTTTATAAATTCGTTACCTGTTTTTTTATTGGTAAACGTTTGTATTTTATTTATCTTTTTTACTGTTCCTACGATTATTGTATTCATGTTTATTTGTTTTTAAGTATGAGCTTCCTAACTTCTTCACCTAGTGTGTAGTTATTAGGGTTTTCTTCTACTAGGGTTGTTATTTTATTTATTAAAGATTCACTAGACTGATAAGGGTGCTTGTAGTATTCTTTTACTTGCCTTAGTTCGTTAAGTGATCTTTTTTTTTTCATTTAAAATTGTTTGTGTTCTTGGTGTTGCCTCATTGACATTTCAGCACCTATATTCATTCTTACACCTAGGTATTCTCTAAAAATTGAAAGTGTTTTAGGTGGGTTAAGTGATTCATACAGGTTGCCACATTTGCCAGTTAATATGTTTTTAAATACAAGCTTTAGATCAGAAACATTAAGCATCCAAAACTCGTCCAATATTACCTGAGCTGTGAAGTCTATCTGTGTTTCTGTCATTGGTCTTTTAAGGCTTAATAGTTCATTAAGTCTAATGAGCTCTAGCTTGATAAAGCTTAGAGTCTTTTCTTCTCCTTCTTTTCTTTTGATCTTAGCTAGAGAAGGCATGCTACTATTGATACAGTCCTCCACTTTTATTAAAGACCTACTGTCACTATGCTGTAAGGTCGTTAAGGAGTTTTCTTTTGAGTTGCTCATTATACTGTACTTGGTTGTTTTTACTTCCATTTGTTTGT